ATATGAGCGAGCTTGATGGTTCAGACAATGTACGTTTCAAGTGTAACTTCTTTGCCGGTGCGCAAATTGGTTTCACAAATGAAATCGCTACTTGGGGAACTAACTTCTAATCATTAACAAATAATCATGGGCGGTGTAATAGCCGCCCTTAATAAAATAAAACTATGAGTTGTAATTTAACTACGGGATTTTTACTCGGTTGCAACGATGCAGTCGGTGGCATTAAGAATATCTATTTTATTAACTACGATGATATAACAACATCAACAGTTGCCGCCGGTGTATTAACCGCTGTCACTGCTACCAGTGGAAATGTTTACTTATATCAGCCTAACAAGAATACAGGCTCGGTTACTTTCAACCCTACTGTTTCGCTTGAAAATGGCACGGTGTTTTTCACTCATCAGTTAGTGTTTACACTTGGCAAATTGAGCGTTACAAAGCGCAATGAATTAGAGATTCTTTCACGAGCACGTGTGATTGTTTTCGTTGAAATGAACGATGGACAAACTATGGTTCTCGGACTTAATCAGGGTGCTTTCATGACCGCAGGAACTTTCCAGACTGGAGCTGCATTCGGTGACTTGCAAGGTTATCAAATTACCATAACAGCAGACGAAACTTCACAGCCTTTATTCTTAGCAGCTGGTGATACAGTACTTGATTTGAACTTGACGATTGTTCCTTAATAAAATCACTTTTACATATTAAACGGGTGGGCGCAACTGCCCACCTTTTTTATATACAATGGTTTATCTAAATATAAATACAGCAGGGCAAACATTAAGGCTTTCACTCGATGAAGCACGACAGTACTATTCAACTGCATTCACCGATTATTTGCTTTTGATTTACCATGAAGAAAATTCAAACGTGGGCAATTCAATCGCACAAGTGCCACCTATTGTTGTGGAAAACCAACGCTATACGGAACTCACGGTCACGACTATCGGACTAACTTTGCCCGGGCGTTATCGTTATGATGTATATGGTCAAAATTCAAATAGCAACACTGATCCAAATGATGCGAGCGTTGTTGGTTTGTGTGAGCGTGGTTATTTATATTTGAATGATTCAGGCGTTTATTTCGAAGTGCCTACAATAACAATTCAAGACGATATAATTTACAATGGATAATAACATAGTCAATGTAAAGTTGCAAGAGTACACTCCCGTTAGTTCGGTTGAGCGTGTCGATCGTGGTGGCTGGGTATCTTTTGGGGTAAACAATTTGTTTCCACAATACTTGCGTGAGCTTTCAGAGAGTAGTCCTGTGCATGGTTCGTTGTGCATTTCAATCGGTGACATGATTGCAGGCAAAGGAATCACATCGAATACAGGGCAGGAGCGTGTTGATGCGCTCGATGTTTATGGTCAATATTATGCTGCGTCTCATGACTTCAAAAAATACGGGGGTTATTTCGTTGAGGTGATTTATTCAAACGACCGCAAGACCATTGCAAAGTTGAAGCACTTACCATTTGAGGAATGTCGCATTGCGGTTGAGGGCGAAGACGAAGAGGTTATCGGAATTTATCACAGCGAAGATTGGGCGAATACACGCAAGAAAAAAAACAGACCGACATTCATTCCAAAGTTCAATCCGAGCATGGCAGTACAAGAGCCATCGCAAGTGCTTTGGAAGTTCGCATACACAAGTGGGCAGATTTACCCAAATCCTGACTATTGGAGTGCGGTAAATTACATTGAACTTGAAAGGCAGATAGGAATGTATCACGTGAATAACATTATGAACGGTTTATTCCCTTCATTTATTATTTCATTCTTTAACGGGCAGATTCCACCTGATCAACAGTGGGATATGAAACGTGACTGGGAGAAGTTACTCACGGGCGCACGCAATGCGGGAAAGTTTTTAATGACTTTCAATGAGCGCGACACTCCGAAGCCTGACATCACTTCGTTTCCACTTTCGGATGCTGACAAACAATATCAGTTTTTAAGTGAGGAATCGACAAGCAAAGTCATGGTCGCGCACCGAATCACTACACCTTTGATTTTCGGTATTAGAACTCAGTCAGGATTCGGCTCAAATAAAGATGAAATGGCTGTGGGTTTAGAGATATTCACAAACCAAGTCATTGAACCAGCGCAACGGTTAATCATTAAAGGTTTCACCGAAATACTTTCGTTTGAAATTCCAAATATTCAGTTGACTGTTATTCCGAATACACCACTTTCATTCTCGGTTGCTACCGAAGCGGCTCCTGCTCCTGCACCTGCGCCTGTGGTTAAATCCCTTGAAAAAAAAAAGGGTTGTTGTCATCAATTAGCTGAAGAAAGTTTCGAGCCAACGAAAGAAATGGCAATCGAAGCTGAACTCGGTTTGAAGTGGCGCGATGAATACGGTCGTGGTGGTACTGAAGTCGGTGTTGCGAGGGCGCGAGATATTTCGAATTTGAGAAACCTATCACTTGACACGGTGAAAAGAATGAACTCGTATTTCGCAAGGCATGAAGTTGACAAACAAGCGACTGGGTGGAACGATGGAGAGGATGGATTTCCAACGGCTGGCAGAATAGCGTGGCAACTTTGGGGCGGTGATGCAGGGCGCGATTGGGCAGCACGAATACTTGAACAAATACAAGTTGAGATGGATGCGGTTTCAACCGTTGCTGACGAACTTATCGCACTCGGTGAAGAGCCGAATAAAGATTGGATTTTGATAGATGCTTATGAGGTTGACTACGATACTGACGATGCTGAAAACAAAGAACTCGAAGTTATCGCAGCGCACGAATTAGCAAGCACAGGCAGGGCAACACCAAATCTTAAAAGCGAACAGGATGCTTTAATTGACGGCAACTACTTCATAACTCGTTACGTATATGCAGGCGAATTTAAGCATGATAACATGAGAGAATTTTGTCGCAAGATGTTACGTGCGAATAAGCTATATCGAAAGGAAGATATTGTTGCTATGAAAAACAAACGGGTCAATCCGGGTTGGGGTCCTAATGGGTCTGATTTTTACGATTGCTGGCTTTGGAAGGGCGGAGGGCACTGCAAACATTGGTGGCAGAAGACCGTGTGGGTTAATAGCAAAGGCGCAAAGATTAATCCTGAAAGCGAAGACGCTCGCAGGATTGCGGTGGCAAAAGCCGAAAGCATGGGTTACAAGGTGCGGAATGAAGCACTTGTTGCTAAACTTCCAACGGACATGGACTATCATGGATTCTTACCAACGAATCCAGTATGGGGCAGAAACGGAAGTGCATATAATAAATAAACACTATGGCAGAAGTACTTTTTATCTCAGAAAACTACATAAAAAAATACACTCAGGTTAACGGTGCGGTTGACCCGAATCTTTTATACCCTGCGGTATATTTAAGTCAAGACAAATACCTTGCACCTTACTTGGGCGATTCGTTATTTGATTACTTAAAAAACGAAATTGCGAACAATACATTGAGTGGTGACTATCAAACTTTGGTAGATGACTATTGCCGCAAAGTTGTCCTGTGGTGGACAATGGTTGAAGCCATTCCATCGCTTACATACAAGCTTGATAACGGCACTTTGGTACAACGGACAAGCGAAGATGCATCACCGATTTCCGACACGGTTATGAAGGATGCTATTGAGCGTGCGAAATCCAATGCAGAATACTACACAGGTGTCATGGTCGATTACTTGTGTGCGAATAGTGCATTGTTTCCTGAATACTCAAATAACGTATGGCCGCAACGCTCACCGATAGGGGTTAAAAAGAGCAGTTCAAACTATCTTTTTTCAAGTGGAAATACTGCAATGAATACACGTGGACCAGTGTTTTCTAACTTATTGAGTAAACTTCCATGACAAAAGAGGAACTGAAAGCACAAATAAAAAAAGAAACTGAAGCATTGCGCAAGTACGAGCGTGAGATGCTACTTAAATTGAAAAAAAATGAACATAAATCTAAACCCATTTGACGTTGATTTCGCTGAACCAGCAATGACTTTTGTTAAGTCATGCACTTTGCTTATGGCTGGCACTGCCTTGGAAGGTGTTGAGCCTGTGCATTTGCCACCAATAATCATTGAATGTGCAAAAGTGCTCGCTTACTTGGGTGCGTCAGTTGCATTTTTTAAGTTTATTTTGGTTCTGATTATGGGCAATAATGTCTCAAATGAGAAATGATTTGATAGTGATTGCAGTAATAATGTGCGTATTCTTTGCACTCATCATTTACTACGACCACAAACTTGTCAAGAAATCATTTGCAGCAACGAAATCGAGAATAAATAAAATATACGATGGTGCGAAAGTTTTTTTATTCGTTCACTTTTTAGATAACACTTTCAACGATCACGATGACGTTGACCAAATAAATTAAACATGGAAGAATTAACAAACCCCGGAAGTGCGGACTTGGTTCGCGAACTTTTACTCATTGTCGTTGGCTTAATCATTCGAGCCATTGAAAAAAGAAAGTTGAAGAAATCCTTGCAGAATGCCGACGCGAGCGTTAAGTGATGCAGTCAAGGAGCTGGCTGATGCTTATTCAATGGCATCGTTAGCTTACATGATGACTTACCCGAATGCACCTCAACCTTTCGTTACGTGCGTTTATCGGACACCTGAAGAACAACTTGAACTATACGCACAAGGGCGAACAAAGCCGGGCAAGATTGTCACGCAATTAAAGTCAGGCAGTAAGCACAACAGCAAGCCATCGCGAGCCATTGACATTGCTTTTAGATTAGCGGGTGGGGGATTGACTTGGGATAAAAAGCATTTCATGAATTTTGCGCAAATCATTAAGAGCATGAATCCTGCAGTGAAGTGGGGCGGTGACTGGAAGAAATTCAAGGACTATCCGCACTTCGAAATATGAACACTCAAAAATACGCTCGTTATTTTCAACCGATATTGTACGGTTCAAGTAATGAGAGCCATCGCAGTCAAGTCGTGCGTGTGTACAATAGCCTGAATCTAAAAGGTGAATGTACTTTGGATTCATTTTATCAAAATTTCAAACGCTTCAAAAAGCAAGCGGCAAAATTGAAGATTAAAGAGCAACAAAAAGCACCGAAGCACAACGCATTTTCAGGCTTATTAAACGCACTTAAACCCGAACCGAATCCTCTCGGTTTACCAACGTCAAAAGAATCGGTTTATAGTGCCTATAAATTGCCCAAAAGCGCAACGGATATTCTTCTGCTATCAGACATTCACGTTCCTTATCACAACATCGAAGCATTGACGCTGGCACTTCAGTACGGTTTGCAGCATAACGTCAACACGATTATATTGAATGGTGACTTAATTGACTTTTATGCGATTAGCAGATTTGAGAAAGACCCACGCAAAAGAGATTTGGCACATGAGGTAAACACGTGCCGGGAGTTTTTGACCGTACTTCGAAAGCTATTTCCCACGCAGGAAATTTATTTCAAGTGCGGAAATCACGATATAAGGTTTGAACACTACATCATGCGTCAAGCTCCTGACCTTCTCGGACTCGGTGAATACAATCTTGAAACTTTATTGAAGCTGGAGCAACACCGAATAACTTTTATTCCTGACAAACAAATCATTCATGCAGGGCAGCTCACAATTCTGCATGGTCACGAATTAGGTAAATCGGTTTTCAGTCCTGTCAACGTAGCACGATCACTTTACATGAAGGCAAAGGATAACGCTATTTGCGGACATCACCACCAAACAAGTGAACACACCGAGCCATCAATTAACGGCAAGGTTGTGACGTGTTGGAGTGTGGCATGTTTGTGTGAACTTTCACCTGACTATCATCCAGTCGGCAACAAATACACGCATGGTTTCGCACATATAAAAGTTGAGCCAAGCGGTGAATTTGAAGTACATAATTTGCGCATCATTAAAGGGCGCATCCGCTAACAAACCCCGAGCAAATAACCGCGATGTCCTGTGAGCTGGTATAGTCGCAGGCTAACATCACAAAGTATTTCCTCATCTTCAAAGGAATTAGAATCATTTAGGAAGAGTGCCTTTCTTTGTTTTCGGAGCCTTGCTATCTCCGCGATTTGCTTCTCGTTGTACATATTCAACTTTGTTTTTATAGTGGGCAATTAAGTCCTGTGCTTGCGGTATTGTCAAGCGCAATTCTTTTGTTTTATCCACTTCAAGTTGTTCAAATGACTCCAAGCCTATCCGTTGAATTAAACCTTCACGATACGCGATTAAATTGCCATGCTTGTATTGATTGCACGGCACGCATTGACCATGAACATTCCTTTCATCAAATCGTAAATTCGGAGTTGAGCCAACGCTGTAAAAGTGTCCTGCATCGTACTTGCCACGCAATGGTTTACCGCAACTGATACAACCTTTACGCTCGTCACGTAATCGGATATATTTATTAAATACAGTTTGAAGTTTGCGCTTCCATTCAGCAAGTGTAATGAGTCGTTGCTTACGTTCCTTCATTTCGGCTTTATGCTGTTTTTCGCTGATACGTTTTGCATATTCAATGATGCAGTCAGGGTTGAGACACGTCGCTTGTAACGAGCTAAATCGAGGCTTAAATTTTTGAGAGCAAACCTTGCACTTCCTCAAGTCCAGCGTATTTGTTCGCAGTTCAGATTTGCGAGTATTGTACCCACAATTATTTCGCGTTGAATGTCGGTTGCTTCGGTTAGTAATATGACTGCATTTTTAAGTTCGCCATTAATTGAGCGAATGAGTTCAAATTCCCAGTTGATTGTGTCACTTCCAGCAACGCACATTGTGATTGTTCCTGCATGATATTCAACTCTCTTGTGGGGTTTGGTTTGTACTGTTATCATTGTTTTGGATTTTGGTTTTCATGTCTTCAGCACCTGCAATATAGCCGTTAATAAAATACTCACGCTCAACCGGAAGTAAGTCGGTGCAATACTTCACGAAATCATGGTAAATACTTGCGGCAATAGCTTTGCGATTTTTGTTAGCCTTACTTGCATAGTGGCTAATGAGTTGTTCGAGTGGTGTCAATTTAGTGATGCTTTAATTGAGTAGTGTTCGGAATTTATGAAGCACGCAGGGTAACTTCCCTCTTTATCTTCTGCCTGCCCAATTTCAACAATCGGGTCGTATATGTATAGCTGCTCCATTTGGATTGCAACGAACACGGGTGTATCCGGGTGGAATGAATCGAGGATAGTAATGAGTTCTTCAACTGTCACAACCTTAGAACGGAAGATCGTCGGAATTGCCGCTTGAATTTGTAGGTTTATTTTTCAAGTTATCGGTTGCTTGTTGTTCACTAATTTTTAGTGAGAGGAAAGGACCTTTCGCACCTTGCTTTACCCAGCCTGCGATGCGTAATTCTTTGCCGTTTATTTTGACGTTGCCGGTGTAATCAGGTAGTTTATCGCCATCCTGTTTTTTATTGTTGCGAAATAACGTGCCGCTATTGTCTTGTAATTCGTATGCCATGTTCAATTAAATTTTTGAGACGTTCTGTATAAGGTTTGCATGATTCAAATTGGTAGTTGTTTTTGACGTGCATTAAGTGAGAGCGCAAGCAGTGCCGAAAGTCCAACACTGTCACGTGTGGAGCTGGTTTGTACACTGCCTGCGGTAGCTCACGTGTCAATAGTTCTTCAGCCTTTGCGATAAGTTCGGACACTTCCTTGCTCGGTGGCGAGTGCTTTAGTCCGAATGAAGTCAGCAATGGATTGTTTGGCTTTTTTTGCAAGTGATGCAATTTTCTTTTTATCAGACTCGCTGACTCGCGCTCCGACTCGGGTTGTTTTTACTTTACTCATTTTTAAGTTGA